CTGAGCATCAAAATAATATTTTGGTGATTTGCTCAACAAAAATATAGTTTCATGTGCCTTGGTACAGCGATCAAAAACACTTTCTGGACAAGCATTTGGCTTACTCCATATTATTTCCTGCCTTAAATACCATCCATCTTTTTGAAGAGCAAAGGCAACCATCCATGGTATTCCTATCAAATCCTTTAATTTAAGATAACTATGTTTTGGCCTGTTGCACCTACCACGAATTGATACTGCTTCCGCATTACCAGTTTTCATAGTTACTGATCCGCCACCATAATTATTCCACCAACTGTCTCCCAAATTAAGCCAAAGAGTTCCATCTTTACGCAAAACTCTTTTAACTTCTGAAAAAACCTCCACTATCTTGGGAACATACTGTTCTGGAAATTCTTCTAATCCTATCTGTCCTTCAATCCCATAATCACGCAAACTAAAATATGGAGGACTTGTAATACAACAATTTACAGAATTTTCAGGTAATTCTTTAATTTTTTTAACACAATCGCCAGATATGATTTTTGTATTTGGCATTTTCAACCTTTTACATAATGCTTGATTTTTTCAATATCACTTAAAAGAGTATCATTGAGATTTGTCCATCTCATGTGATGACCAAACACAAAATGACAATTTAAGTTTTTATTTTCGCACAAAGTAATTAAATTATCAACACTCAATTCAAGTTCTGGATATTGACTAAAACTTTTTAAGTGATGAACAGTTAAATTTTCATCAGAACCACAAATTGCACAATTTGGATTTTTGAGAAGATGTGCATTCCTGACCTTACGCCATCTTGAACTTCTTGGAGAAAACATCAATGATCTTGGCTGATAACCATAAAATTTAAGGTTTGCAACCAAGATCATTAATGATAAATAAAAAATAATTATAGTCATAGTGGAGCCGGGCGGTTCTGCCCCGCCGTCTTCGCATAACATCAAGAGAGCTTCTACATGTTTATTTTATTGTTTAATGTCATCTGAATAGGCACAACAAACAAAACCTATTTCAGCACTATCAACTTTGTCTCGTCTATGACCGTTGAGAATCAAAAGACCAGTCATAATTTACATCGAATTTTCGGTCGCCTATGACGAGCTACCTAAATTCGTGACCGCAATCAAGCAGCCAAAGCGTAAACAGTTTCGCCAGTTAAGGCTTTAGTCAGATTTTATAGTGGCCATCTGACCAACCACTACATGCCACTCCCAAGACGCATATCCGAATCGAATTCTAATACGGCCCCGTAATTTTATTTAGTTAATTTTTATAAAAAATATGAGTCTTACAGAGGGCGACGATTTGATCGTTGCCTTTATAGTGGTGACGCTCTACTTGCAGCACAGCAGTCCTTTCAAGTCGTAATTCGTCCAAACAACTTCCTGTCTGAGAGCCGGTTTACCGTCCTGCCTAGTAGCAGCCGCAAATTTAGCATCTGCTTCATATCTCTGCCAACCGGAAAGAGTGTCATCGTATGTTTCGTTGGAATAACCCGACAAAATCACTTTGCCTTTCAAAAACTTAACTACAGATAGCAGTTGTAAGTGCTTTTCTTCGTTAAACTCATGGGCATACCCAACTCCACCACTTCTTGTTGTCATCAAATACGGCGGATCAATGTAGTGAAGCGTGTCGTCTGTGTCATAACGATTGATTACATCAACAGCCTCTAAGTTTTCCAGTTGGACTTGCCTCAGCCGTACACAAATGTCTTCAAGCCCATCAATGGCACTTAGCCACCGAGATACGACCAACGCCATCCCACGACGGCTATCTTTTGTCACATAAGCCCACCGACCAGCCGAAGCAGTAGTGGCAAGACCAGTACGAACTTGTCTCGCACGAATGAAAAATTTCCTTGCACATTCTAACTCGTCGTCGGTTTTGCCGTTCTCACAAGAGTCCGCAAACTCTTCACGGCTATACGGAGTTAGTTCCAATAATGGAAGCAGTTCCTCCCGTTTAGTTCTCAATACCGAGAAGAAATTTACAACATCACTGTACAAGTCGTTGTAAATTTCAACAGGACTCGGTTTTTTGTTCAAAAGAACCGCCGCTGACCCGCCAAATGACTCCACATAGGAAGTGTGAGGAGTAGCGTCAATCATCGGCAACAACCACTTCAAGTGCGATGTTTTGCCTCCATACCATGAAAATGCTACCATTTTCCCTCTCATGCTATCACCAATCCTTAATCTAAATCGACTGATATTATTCATAATTTATGATAATATTTTAGTCAATATCAGAACCAAAAGATTCCTCAAAGGTTTTATAGGAAATGACTTCTGACTCGCAAGATTTTTCAGATTCAATCTTATTGAATTTATTTTTTGCATTTTCAATATAGCTGTCCCATGATTCTGGAATAGCATAGTCGGTACACATTTCGATCATTTCATCGAAAGGCTTGCGTACATTTTCAGGGTCTTTTTTCATATCAGACAACAAACGATCCAATGCCTCATTGATAATAAAACGCTCTGTTTCATGTAAATAACTTTTCATAAAATCTCCTTTAATGTCTAGCACAATAGTATTATCTGGAATTGTTTTCAAAAAGTTTAGATAATTTCACCAAAAATATCAAATTTTATTTTTTGACTTAAAAAACAAATAAAATATTCAGTTTAATTTTTATAATTTGAACCTTATATAGTTTAAGTTCTGAAATTAGTCCTTTTATTAAGGATATGGAGAAAACTATGAAACAAAACTTCCAGCGTTATGTAGAAGAGATGAGAGAAAAGGCCAATGAAAAGGGAATGAAGGCCAAAACAGAACTTACACCTGACTATGATGGCCCTTCACCATCATCTCCTAGTCTTGGCAAGTTCCCACAAAATGCAGGAGGCGTTGCCCAATCTGGTAAAATTTCTCCTTATAAAGGCGGAAAAGATGCACCTGATCCCAACAAGGGTTTTGGCACAGACGGCCTTGGACACAAAGGCAAAAAAGGCTACGAAAGTATGCCAAAGACCGCTCATGGTGAAAAAGAAAAGGTTCTTGGATCATATCCCAAAAATACAACCATGGAATGGCTCGACAAGAAAAAGAACCTTAGCTTGGCTGAATTTACAAAAAGAGTTCGTTCTGAAAGATTAGCTGGTCTGGAAAACAGCCCATCTGAAGCCATAGACGCAATCAAGGAAGCAGTTGAAGTTTGTGCCTCAAATAAGAAATACATCCTTGACACAATTCTTGAAATGAAAAGAAGCGACATTTTTGAAGAATTCTTTGTTGCCATGACACAACAAAATGAATCATTCGACCTTATCGCCCACCTTCTTTCTACAAATGAATCATTCAACCGCAAACTCAATCAATCAATTTTTGAAGTTGCTGCATCAGAAGATTCTTACGGCGACGAAGACAAAGACGATGATCATGACGAAGACGAAGACGATGATCATGACGAAGACGAAGATCATGACGAAGATCATGACGAATATGATGACGAAGACGAATATGATGACGAAGACGAATATGATGACGAAGACGAAGATCATGACGAAGACGAAGATCATGACGAAGACGAAGATCATGACGAAGACGAAGATGAAGATGAAGATGAAGATGAAGATGACTGAAATTAGCCAAATTTAAGTTAAAATAAGGGGAGCATGACTCCCCTTATTTTATGGACTTTTCAATCTACAGAAAAACTTGGCAATCAGTAACAACAGGTATATTTGAATGTCATCCCCAACACAGAATTGGAGACGAAATTCAATTAACAGCCTTATACAAATACTTTAAATCAAAAAAAATACAAATTGATTACAAAGACTGTAACCCATATATTTCTACACTCAACTTATTTCCTGACAATCTTGTAAGATTCACTCAAGAAAGTTATTTCCCACAAATTAATTTCATCAACCTTTGGGTGTGGTCTCCTTTTTTACAACACAAAGGTTTTTTTACAGAAACACAAAACCTTTTTAATCACAAAAACATTGAATACGATTGTGTTTTCATACCATGTTTATCACCAGAATATAATGAAAAAAGAGCCATATCCAATCCAGAAGAAATATTCCAAGCCATCAAAAACCAATACAAAAATTCAATATGCATCGTTGACAAAGAAAAAAAGCATTTGTTCAAGGACAATAACAATAATGTATTTTTTAGCGACAACATATACACAACTTTTAAAATAATAGAAAAAAGCAAAATTTATATAGGATGTGACACAGGAACAAGTCACTATGCAGGAAGCATTAATCACCCAAACATGATATTAATTTATCCTGATGAAACAGAAGTACAGAAAAGAATTAGTTGGCAAAAAGAAATAATCAAGTACATATTCGATGAACCTGAAATAAGTCTTTTTATGCCTAGCACTATTCCTTGCTGCAATCCTCGAAACATATCTTTACTCACAATAAACAATCAAATTGACCCCAAATTTTTAATGCAAAAAGTGCTAAATAGAATATGTTGACTTTCCATGAATGGCTTAAAACTAAGAAAAAGTCCTTACTTGAATATTCAATCAGTTTGGATGGCCAACCCATTAACATTAGCGAATTACACATAACAGCACCAAAAAACACAAATATACTCGATTATGCAAAAACAAAATACATAACAAGCAGATATCCAGCCTCAAATCAAGTACAAAAATTTGTCAATACTCTTAGACACGAACTTACAAATTACGACCAAATCCTTAGAGAAATAGACAATAAACTGCCAGAAGGTGGAAAGAATTCATGCTCAAGAGTTTGTGCCATGTACAATCTCAATGAGATGTGTTTGCATCTTGTTGAAGATATGTGTCACCAATTTGAATCAATTCTTGAAGAAAAAGGACAATACTCAATTATTTTACCTAAACTTCAAAGTCCCCCTAGTTTTCATTCAATCGAACTTGAAACATCCGAAATTATTGCTGAAGCAAAAAGACAAAAGTGTCTTAAAGAAAATGTATTATCAATAAGGTGGACAGAATATAATTGCAAAGAAAAATTAAAAAATATGTATCTTTGCCCTACTTCTAGAAAAACTCCCAACTCTCACAATTGCGATGAAATCGAAGAAGAAGATGAGGATAATTTAAGTCAATATGCAAAAGGATACAGAAGGTAATCAATCTAAACCTTATCTGCAAAAAATTATTTAATCATCAGAAGGTAATGGATCAATATTTTTAAATTCTAGTTGCAAGGTTCTTCCACCTCTAGCCTCGCTCATAAATCGACTGAACAACAATCCCTCTCTAACAGGATCAACACTCGTAATTCCTAGGCAATAGCAAATTAAAGAGGCTGCTGCTGATCCCCTTGCTGGCCCTACTGCTTGTGAACCATCACCAAATCCCAAAAGATCACGACAAACCCTACGAGCCTCATCTGTCATCATTTTTTGTATCAAAAAGTAACTAGTAAAACCCTTTCTCGTAATAAGGCTATATTCCTCTTTTATTCTGTCTAAGTATTCTCTTGTTTTAGGCAGTCCACGCCTTTGAAAGCCAAGAATTATCTCTTCTTTTAACTTTTCGTCACCATCAGGTATAATGGGCAACTTGAGGCTTCTATCAAGCTGAACACCTTTGGCTTTATTACAAATTTCAACTGTTGTTCTCTTGGCCTCGCAAAAAATTTCGTAAGGAATAACATCGCTGTAATCAGACAACCACTTTTCATTTAATTCTTCTTCAGATTTCATCCAAAGATTAGCATCCTGAAGTTCAAAGAAATCTTGGTCAGAATCTTCTTTAAGAGCCTTCTCAATCTCAGATATGGTTCTGTTTGTCTGAATCATCAACATTAGTCTTTGATAGTGACTATCTTCTTTGTTGCAATAGTGGCAATCATTTGTCAGTATAATCTTTAGTCCATATTTTTCTTTAGCCTTGATAATGAATGCGTCATAAGGTTTTTGCTTTTTGAAGTCGAGAAGCATAATTTCTAGGTAAAATTGTTCTTTGCCAAACATTTCAATATATCTTTCAACCATATTAAAAGCTTCGTCTTCTCCTCCTCTTTCAAAAGCCTTTCCTATTTCGCTTGCATAGCAACAGGATGTGAAAATTATTCCTTCTTTGTACTTTTTCAGTTGTTCGTAATTGACTCTTGGTCTTCTATAGAATCCCTTAGTCCAACCCCATGACGAAAGACGAACTAGGTTCTTATATCCTTCTTGACTTGTTGCTATTGCAAGAAGGTGACTGCTTGCCTTAAATTCGTTTTGTTCTTCTTCTGTCAGACTTGAGTATATTTTCTTGCCTTCTCCTTCTTCTGTCATTTCTGTTTGAAGTCTATTTAAATACAATTCACAAGCAAAGATTGGAGACAAAGTATCTTTGCCCATCTTGTCATTTATCTTTTCACAACCTTTGATTTGCCTTGGAATGGCACCCATCATTCCATGGTCAGAAATGCAAAGAAACTTTTGATTTATTTTTGGGGCACGAACACAATATTCTTCTACTTGGCCAAAACCATCAAGAGTTGAAAAGTCTGTGTTAGCTAGTGCAAGTGAAGATGTTCGTAGCCCACAATCTCCACTTGCTTGCCTCCTTTCTTTTCCATTTGATTCTCCTAAAAAATTGATGTTATGACAAAGACTTTGTCTTTTCAAGCTCTCCACGCAAATAATCACAAAGAAAAGAAGAGCAAATGCTTGGCCTGATAGAATAAACAGTACAAAGCTTTAATTGGTTGTTGTAAAATATGCAAGAATTATCACTTGTGGTCAAATTAATTCTCAAAGCAGGATAAGCACTTTCCTTTTGCCAATTAAATTTGTTTGGAAACAACTTACTTCCCTCCTCATATTCAATAAAAATGTCTGAATACTTAAAATTTTGGGAATAGTGCTTATTGAGTCGATCAAGAAATTCATGAGGATCATGAATAGGCCCAATAATATAATCTCGATTTTCTAATCGACAACAACTTCCATGATAAGAATCAAAACCAAAACACTTTTTTTGGCAAGTTGTTGTGATAAGTTCCATGATGCTCTCAAAAAAAAAAAAAAAAGAGGCAGGAATAATCCTGCCTCCAAATTAACAAATTAAGAATTCAAATCAAGACCTAGCTCGTCGGAAACCACGAAGCATTGTGTTGACAGGAGCAACCATGTCTCCGCTGTTCAAAAACCTCTGCCTTCCATCGTAAGAGACTGGCCTTGATGTGCTGGTGACAGGATAAGTGGACATAAAGAATCTGCCTCCCCTGTGAGGAATGAAAACCTTTTGGTCAGGTAACATCTTGGCAAGTTCTGCTGCCTTGATCCTTGCAAGATCATCAAAACGAAGTCCATAGTGAGATGCAAATGACCTCAAGGCTGAATGGTAAATAGGAGTAGTTGTTCTGCCCTTATTCACCAAACCATGCCAATCACGAAACATCGAAGTGTGGATAGGCAGAAGAGATGATGACTCAACCTCGTCAAACTGACACTCCTTGCCCACATCACCCTTGGCGATGTAGATGAATGGATCAAGATGTGACAGGTCAAGAGCCTCAACCAAGTCCACATAAATCCCAATCACATTACCTAAATCAACGATCTTTTCCTCAATCTTCCTTGCACACCAGT